GATATAATTCTAGTTGACCGTTCGTATAATCGCGATATAGTGGTGCCGAGGCGTGTTCATAATCCAGATGAACTAATGACCGAACTTAGGAGATATCTTGATGGCAAGGAAAGTTAAAACTTATATTAATCAGGCCCCAGTGCTCGAAGCGTTTAAGTTCTTTTTAATAAAGGAGCGCTACCGGCACATGCAGGATATAATTCAGATTGACGAAGATCTCGCCAAAATGGACGACATCCCGATATGTGCTGATAATGTTGACGGTTGGATTGAAATTAAAAGGGAGGCAATATAATGAAAAAAATAGTAGACACGATCAGAATTCCATATAAACTTGGAGACACAATAAAGATCAAACCAATTGCGGACCTGCACCTCGGATCAAAGAATTCCGATAAAAAAGCGTTTGTTGAATATCTAGGCAAACCAGACAAAAAGACATATTTGATCGGGGTCGGAGACTTAATGGATTGCATTATTGTATCAGACGCCAAACGCTATCGCAAGGTTTCCGACGCATTTGAGTCAGAAGACATTATAGGTGAATCGGTACAGGAATTGGTGGATATTTTGTATCCATATAAGGATCAAATTATCGGACTTGGCATTGGCAACCATGAAGATAATATTATTAAACGCTGTTCCGTGAATCCTATGAAAATGCTCTGTGATATATTAGACACAACCTATCTTGGATATTCGTTCTTGCTAAGATTATTATTTAGTGAAAATGGCAGTAGAGGACGTACAGTAATCATACGTGGACACCATGGTTGGGGTGGGGGCTCGCGCACGCAAGGAGCGGACCTTACTAAATTCTCTCGTGATATGAGTTATTTTGATGCGGATATCTTTCTCTATGCTCACGTCCATCGTCTTCAATATGATACAATTCCACGGCTGTCGGTGTGCGGAGAAAGGCTTATTGCAAAACCCAAGCATGCGGTAATCTGTGGAACGTTTCTTAAAACCTATAGCGAGTCAACAGATTGTACATATTCCGAAGCGGCTGGATATCCTCCTACAAGTTTAGGTGGTGCGGTGATATCTATTAAACCAAACAATAGCTGGGCAACGATTAAGGTGGAAGTTTAAAATAATACTTGACAAGTGCGAAATAAGGGATATGATAGATTTAAACATGCCCCCTTGTCTGGCCCAGCAGAAAATAGTGCGCTATCTGGGATCTACATATAGCGCAAGTTTCCTCCTTCCTAGTGCATGGGGTGGCCCTCCACCACCCCTTGCACGCTTTGATTAAAGGAGTTATATGTTAAAGAAACACGTTCGAGAATCAACCGGCGAAATGGAATGGGCATTAATGAGCGTTTCCAATCCCAGGAAGGTTCTTAAATGGTTTGGTAAGTCTCGTCCCTCCACAGAAAGGGTAGCAAAGGAAGAGCGCAGGGTCGAATTTTATAAGCATCTAAAGAAGGGTAAATAATGAGTAATCCACATCCTCGACTTCCCGCTCTTACTGAAAACATGGAACAGCGCGACCTGTTCGAAAAGTATATAGCAATGGGCAAGGGTCGTACATTAAAGAAATTAATCCCTCACTGTAAACGCAAATGGCTTACAATTCAAAACTGGAGCGTTAGGTTTAATTGGGCGCGTCGAGCCCTGGAACGTGACAAAGAAGCCATGGAGACTTATGGCCTCGAAACTCCCGAAGAGCACCTAAAGAATAAAAAATTAGCACTTGATATAGTTAATAAAATGATAAAAGATATGGCTGTGCTCGACAAAAATGGCAACGTTGTTGAGACTGTTATTAAAGCGAAGAATGTATTCGACCTACGTACTCTAGTAGATGTACGTGATGAAATATTGGGATTAAAAGATAAGGCAGAAAAAACCAAACAGCTCACTCAAATTGATAAGGCTATATTTATCATAAAGAAATAGCAATTCGTGCACCCAGAGGGCACTTTATGGGATTTGAAAGAATATATGACTATGCTGACGTGCCTACGATACGAAGATTTAATGAGAGCGAAAAGTTCTTTCGATTACTTATGGGAGCTTTCGGCAGCGGGAAGTCGAGTGGCTGTGTTGCGGAAATAATAGATAGAGGGTGTCGACAAGAACCCGGACCAGACGGAGTGCGTCGAACAAAATGGGCAGTAATTAGGAATACTTACAAGCAACTTATTGATACTACTCAACAAACGTTCTTTTACTGGCTCCCCACGGATCTCTTTGGTTCCTACAATATCACCAACCATAGGTATCTGATTAATAAAATCCCCATGGAGGATGGCACCAAGGTTGAGATAGATGTTATATTTAGGGCTCTTGATAAAGAAGACGATGTTAGAAACCTTCTCTCTCTTGAGTTAACCGGTGCATGGTTTAACGAAGTACGGGAGATATCCAGATTCATTGTAAACCACACTGAGGGCCGTGTTGCACGTTACCCTAAAGATGTACCGATCACATGGACTGGGGTAATAGCAGACACAAACCCACCTGATCAATATTCTTGGATATATAAGTTCTTTGAAGAAACTGTGCCCAAAGATGTAAATCATGAGGGTCTGGCTGATCGCTATGAGATATTTAAGCAGCCCTCTGGACGATCAGATCAGGCAGAAAATCTTCTTGGTCTTGGTAATGGCAGCAGGGAAACTGGTCGGAAATATTACACCAATCTTGCAATAGGTAAAGATCCCGAATTTATCAAGGTATATTGTGACGGCGAATATGGCCTCACGCGTGACGGAAAACCAGTCTATCGCAACTACATGGATTCGATTCATTGCGCTAAGGAAGAAATAGAGGCGGTAAAGGGTATTCCAATTATCGCCGGTTATGACTTCGGCCACACTCCTGCGTGCGTACTTGCTCAATTCCTATCGGACGGAAGATTTAACGTACTCCGAGAGTTTTGGTCTGAAGATTCGGGCATTAAAAAGTTTGTTTCAGAAATGGTTAAACCATACTTACTCGCAAAATATCGTGGGTTTGAAATAGTTTCAACGGGAGACAGGTCTGGGATAAAGCGCAATGATACCGACGAACGCAATTGTTTCTTAGAACTAAAAAACCTTGGGTATCCAGCCACCCCATCATATACCAACGCTCCATTAACTCGGATAAACGCAGTAGATATATTTTTAACTAAAATAATTGGCGGGAAGCCCGCATTTCAACTATCTCCATCATGTGAGATGCTTCGGCGTGGTTTCATAAGTGAATATAAGTATCATATATTTAAAGGGATTACAGACAGGGTAGACGAGAAACCACTTAAGAACGAATTTTCTCACGTTGCGGATGCCCTTCAATATGCGGCACTTTTGGCAGATACCGGCGGTGTAAAGGGTGTTCGCGGATTAGACGGAGAACGATATGCTGTTCCAGTCACAAAGAAATCTTCATCAATGTTAGCCTGGACATAGAAAGGGCTTGCCCATGCGTGCTGAATTCGATCAAAACAAAATAGATAAAATTAAAGAAGAAGAGTCAGGTATTCCTAATACCGAGATAAAGGTAAAAGAAGAACCTAATCTTGTTGCTTTTCTATCTAAATGCTGGGAAGAAGCACGAAAGGCAAAAGAAGATCACGCTGAACCCCAAATTCTCGCAAATATGAAACAGATAGACGGCGAATACGATGCTTCAAAGCTATCTGCAATTAAAGAGATAGGTGGCTCGGAAGTATTCATGATGATCACTGACGCCAAATGTAAGAACGCTACAAACTGGGCCGAAGAGTTATTGTTTCAACCTAATCAACGCCCATGGGATGTTGCGCCAACGCCAATCCCCGAACTTCCGGACTACGTAATGGAGGAGATTTATAAAGAGGCAATGACGGAAGTTATCTTTGTCGTCAAACAGCAGGCACAGCAAACAGGTATGCCGATTACTCCCCAATTAATCATGAGCAAGGTTCAAGAAGCACTTCCCAGAATCCAGGAATCAATGAAAGATATTGTATATGAGAAGGCTGCTAAACTCGCAAAGGATATTACCACAGAAATAGACGATAAGCTAACCGAAGGAGGTTGGTATTCAGCCCTTCGTACTTGTCTCCCCAACATAGTAATGCATACTGGGTTTATAACAGGCCCGATACCCAAGAAACGCCCCTCGATTAAAATCAAACCACTTTCCTCAGGTAAACTCGAAGTCCAAATCATAGACGAAATTATTCCGACATGGGAATCTGTTCATCCTATTAATCTTTATCCTGCTCCGGATTCGGTGGGCATTAATGACGGTTTCTTATTTCAACGAATCAAACTCACCCCCAAGGCTCTGCAAGAATTAATTGGAGTTCCCTCTTATGACGATGATGAAATTGAAATCGTCCTTAATGAAATCAAAGAAGGCAAACTTAATAACTGGCTTAGTGTCGATCAAGAAATTGCGGACATTGCCAATACCCCTTCTCCTCTTAGTTATGATTCCAAAAAAGTAGAAGCCCTTAAGTTTTTCGGCGCAGTAAAGGGTGAAGAAATCCTCGAATGGGGCAAGATTAAGGGTCCCGAAGGCGAAAAACTCGACAAATCCCTCTACTATGATATTTGTGCATATAAGATCGGTTCCCACGTAATTTCCATTCAATACAACAAAGACCCCCTCGGACGAAAACCCTATTATAAAGCATCATTTGAAGAAGTAGACGGCGCCTTTTGGGGTAAGGGACTGCCCCAAATTATCAAAGACGTTCAGGGGGTATGTAATGCCATGGCGAGAGCTATAGTTAATAATGCTGGAATGGCGAGTGGGCCACAAATAGAGAGAAACATTGACAGAATTCCTCCCTCTGAGCGCGCAGAGAACAAACTAATCCCTTGGAAGGTGTGGGATGTTACCGGCGATATGATGGCTGGATCGGCCCCTGCGCTTAAATTCTATCAGCCCCCGATGGTCGTTGAACGTCTTATGAGTGTATATACTCAGTTCTCTAAGATTGCCGATGAGCATTCTGGTGTTCCGGCGTTTGCTCATGGAGATCCAAATGTATCGGGAGCTGGAAATACCGCTAGTGGATTAAGTATGTTAATGGGATCTGCTGCTCGTGGTATCAAGGCTATAATCAAATCTGTTGACGAATGTATTATTAAACCTTCCGTAGAACGCCAATACGTATGGCTCATCGAACGTAAGGATTACTTCGGCATGGTATGTGATTATCAGATAGTATCCGGCGGCACGATGGCAGCGTTAGCTAGAGAGCAAATGGCTGCGCGTCGTATTGAGTTTATGAATTCAACTGCCAATCCAGTCGATGCCCAGATCATGGGGATGGAAGGTCGCAAGTATGTGCTTGAGGAAACCGCAAAGAGCGTAAATCTCGAACTCAGCAAAATGATGCCCAAAAAACAATTACCCATGCCGATGAATCCGGAAACAGGGCAACCGGCCTTTGGTGCTACTGGTGCGGGAGCACGGCAATTAGACGCAGCTGGATCTCCGGTAGTCGGCCAAGACGTGAGATCTTTTAATCAGAAATAGGGAGGAATAATAATGGACAACCTGAGTTTATTTGAAAGTGTTACAGAGAACCTTCAGTATTTCACCGGAACATTCGTGATTGACGCGGACGGTGGAGGGACCGGCATAGGTAAGATTTCCGCTGTCGGTATTGGTACTGGATGGGCCGTAGGAGACTATGTCGCGTTGACCGGAACGGCAAATAGCAATATCACCATTAAAATTACCTATATCCATACTGACGCCTCTTATATTTATGCTACAGCGGTTTCTGAAGGCGGTGTAGCGGTTGCTTTTGGTGCGGATGAAAATGGCTCTGGCGATGAAAAAATGAATCAAGTTTTTTACACCGGATGGCAAGATCTGTCTGGATGCTGGGAGATCATCGGTACGGTTTATTCTAGCGGTGCCTGTGATGTTTACCTTCAGCAATCATGGGCAGGAACTTATGTGGATTTCGGTGGTACTAAGGTTGACGTTAGCGCAAGTACCTCCTCTTTGGTTGACGAAGACGTTAAGTGTACTTTTGGTCGTATGAAACTTTTGGCAGAAGACGCTGATGTTACCGCAATGCGTGCCTACTTTGGTGGAAAGGCGTAGTAATGTCGCTTACCCTTGTATCATAAAATTTCAGTTCCGCCAATTTGTTACGAAGGAGAGTGCCAATGGGTCCAATTAAACACGCACTACAATGTACCACTGAATGCCGAGAAGAACTACTTGCAATGATTGGAGACTGTCTAACCATGAAAGGACTCTGGAAATTCCTCGGCATCTTTGTAGTGGGAATGATCTTCATTCTTGGAGTTGGTGGGGCTATCTACGAGAATTCTCAAGCCGGGCAGAATAAGCAGATAGAGGTAAACGCCGCGCAGACTCAAGTAAATACTCTAACCTTAATTGAAGTTAAAAAAGATCTTGCTTATCTAAAAGAGGGTCAGCAGAAAATGGAGAGAGATTCACAAGAGAACTTCAAGGCCCTATTAAAAGAAATAAAATCAATCAGGAAGTAATATGAGCGAACTTG